GAGGGGATACAAGTGGTCAATACTCATTGAAAGGCACAGATCACTGCCGTATCCTCGCGGGCATCTCGCCAACGGAGGCAAAGCGCCCCATGACCCCACAATTCGCAGTCCTGTCCCTCCTCGCACGCGGCTGGAGGCAGGAGGACATCGCCGACGCCGTCGGCGTCACCCAGCCAACGATCCACCGCATCAAGGGCGGCGTCATGCCAGCGTGGGACACCGGCATGAAGCTGATCGAGGTCTGCAAGCTGGAAAAAGCGAAACGCAAGCAGCCGCAGGTCGCCGCCGGTGGAAGTTGATCTCTACGGCGAACTGATGGTCGAGGCCACGCGGCTCGGCAATCGGCTCTGGCGCAACAACATCGGCATGGCGAAGTACACGGCCGAGAGTGGAAATGTATACACGGTGCCGTACGGCGTCGGCGGCAAGGGCGGCGCGGACATGATCGGCTTCACTCGCAGGTGCTACCGGCAACTCTTCAGAGTCGACGAGATCGTGCCCGTCTTCACCGCCATCGAGTGCAAGCGCCTCGGCTTTCGCCCGCGCAACAAGAAGGAAAAACAACGCTGGGAGGATCAGCAAAAATACCTGCAGTTCGTGCGCGACTCCGGCGGCATCGCGGGGAGCGTCGAGTGCATCGAGGACTACCACAAGCTGATCGGGCACGCCGAGTGAACGTCCACGCGCGCGGTGACTACATCCGCTTCTGCGGCTACGGCATGCATTTTATCGACCCCTGCGACGGCTACTACACCATCAACCCAGAAGGAGGGTACGGACGACACGAAGTTCTCTGCTGTGAACACTGCATCAAGAAACCCGAACACTCCGCAGCCCTCGAACGAATGATCGAGGCCGGAGCCACCGAACTGAAAAAGTACAGGAATCCACAAATGAACGATAACGCCCGCAAGAAGAAGACCGCCACGACTCCCGTCCTGACGCCCACACCCCCGCCTGCGCCCGTCGCCAAGAAGCGCGAGCCGCGGGAACCCCTGCCCTACAAGGTGCGCGATCGCATCAGCGGCGACGTGATCTACGTCATCGCGAATGGCCGCTCGCAGGCCGAGAACTTCGCGAAGTACTACCGCTTCGAGGTGCGGCCCCTGCATGCCCGTGAGGCGATCGGCTTGAAGCCCGAGCAGATCTTCGACGCGACCAAGCAGCCCGGCCCGCCGGAGCAACTCAAGCTGGCGGTGGGTGATCCGGAATGAGCGGAGTCAACATCTCCTCGCAGCAACTGCACGAGATCCTCTCGAGCGTCACCGAACTGACCGACCTGCAGTTGACGCAAAACCCGAAGCTCGACGTGATGACGTTCGCGACGTGCGCGTTCTCGCAGTTGCTGCGCGAGTTGCGGCACCACACCGATGTCGAGGTGCATGGTGCCCACGCCGACGTGATCGCTGCCGCGCGCAAGTTCCTCAACCCGACCGCGCAGATCTCCAACCGTCGGCGGTGGAGGGTCGTCGCGTACGACTTCGACACCAAGATCAGGATGGCGACGCCAGACGACAAGGAGACCGTTTGCTTTCTGGTCGCAGGGATGCCGCCCCCGGTCGACCAATGATCGAGCTCTACCCGCACCAAGAGGAGCAGCTTGAGCGCGTGCGGGCGAGCATGCGCCGCAAGGTGATGCGTCCGTTGATCGTCCTGTCGACTGGCGGCGGCAAGACGGTCATCGCGACAAAGATGTGCAAAACGTCAATCAGGAAAGGGTTCGCGCCGATGTGGTTCGTCGTGCATCGGCGCGAACTTCTCGACCAAGCCGCCAAGGCATTCGCCAACGCCGGGCTCGACGTCGGCATCGTCGCGCGCGGTTACGACCTCGAAGGCAGCCGGTCGCTGCAGATCGTGCTGATCGACTCGCTGCCGCGGCGCATGCAGTACCTCGCCAAGCCGCGCGTGATCATTCCCGACGAGGCGCACCATTGCGTCGCGCCGAAGTGGGCGCACCTGCGCGAGTTGTTCCCTGACGCGTTCTACGTCGGGTTGACCGCGACACCGCAACGGTTGGACGGCCGCGGCCTCGGCGAGCACTTCGATGAGATTATCGAGGGGCCACCGATGCGCTGGCTGATCAACAACGGCTACCTCGCCGACTTCCGGATCTTCGCGCCGCCGACGAAGGATCTGGATCTGACGCACCTCAAGCATCAGGGCGGCGACTTCAACAAGCATCAGGTCGCCGAGCGCGTGGCAAAGTCGACCATCCTCGGCGATGCGATCGCCGAATACAAGCGGCACGCGATGGGCACGCGCTGCCTGATCCGCTCGGTCGGCGTCGAGGCCAGCTTCCACACCGCCGAGGCGTTCAAGGCCGCGGGATTCGTGGCCGTTCATCTGGACGCCAAGACCTCCGATGGCGAGCGCCGCAGGGTTTTCAACGACTTCCGCCGCGGCGAGATCTCGCACCTGTGCAACGTGGATTTATTTGGCGAAGGGATCGACATTCCCGGCGTACAATCCCTCATCGATTTGCGCCCCACCGACTCGCTGACGTTCTTCCTCCAGTACATCGGAAGGATGCTGCGTCCCGCACCCGGCAAGACTCATGGAATTTATCTCGACCACGTCGGCAACACCCTGCGGCACGGCATGCCCGACGAGCCGCGACCGTGGTCACTCGACGGCAAGCGCGCGAAGTACAAGCCGCTCCCGGTATACATGTGCAAAATTTGCTTTGGCACGTTCGGCAAGCCCTTCCGCATCTGCCCCGGCTGCGGCGCGATCGTCGTCGGCGGCGTTCCGCGCGTCGAGCCGAAGAAGGTCGACGGCGAACTGCAGGAGCTCAACAAGGAGATGCTGGCCCAGTCCCGCTACGGCAAAAAATTTGACCGCGAACGCGGTCGCGCAAAATCATTGGAGGAACTGGTCCGCATCGGCGTCGCGAGAAAATATCCGAAGCCGGAGCGGTGGGCCATGCACGTCATGGCAGGCAGACAAAACAAGACGCGAGCGCGGCAGTAGCTGCAGCACGCGGGGAGACTCTCATGGCAACTCCGGTTGGCTTCAAAGCCGCCGTCAGCATCGTTGACGTCATCGGGCGCTACGTCGAACTACGCAAACACGGGCGCGAATTCAAAGGGCTGTGCCCGTTCCACGAAGACCGCAATCCGAGCATGTCGGTCGTGCCGCACAAGGAGATGTTCTACTGCCACTCCTGCGCGGTCGGCGGCGACGTGATCGCGTTCGTGCGCCGCATCGAGGACTGCTCGTTTCAGCGGGCGCTCGACATCATCGGCGGCAAGCCGGACAAGGACAACTCGCGACCGCGCATCGCGTACCCGCGCCAAGTGCCCGCGCAGCCGGAGCGCATCTGCTTCGCGCCGCCGGTGGAGGATCTCGAACCGAAGGACATGACACTCCCGCCGAGCGAGGGCCACTCGTGGGCGCTCAAGCAGGTCTGGACGTACTACGGCACCGGGCGCGAGGTGCTGTTCTACGTCGCGCGCTACGAGTGGTGGAACGCCGAGGGCGATCTCGTGAAGAGCTACCGCGCATGGACGTACGCGAAGGATGGCTGGAAGCGCCTGCAGTGGCAGACGCCGCGCCCGCTCTACAACCTGCACAACCTCACGCAGCAGCCCGACGCGGTGGTCTGCCTGTTCGAGGGCGAGAAGGCTGCCGACGCAGGCGGACAGATCGGCGGGAGCCGCTGGGTCGCCGCGTCGTGGCCCGCGGGCGCTGGCGGCGTGGCCTACGCTGATTTCAGCCCGCTGCAGGGGCGGCGCGTCTTCCTCTGCCCTGACCCCGACAAGGCGGGCAGGCAGGCCCGTGACGAGCTCCTGCTGCGCCTGCGGGGCGTCGCCAGCGAGGTCTGGCTGATCGACACCGACGACATGCCCGAGGGCTGGGACATCGCTGACGCGGTCGAGGACGATGGCTGGGACGGTGCCCGGCTCGACCACTGGCTCAATGAGCCCATCGCAGGGGTGGCCCGGCTGCACAAGCACGACTACGGCGACGAGCCCGTGCGCGCGGGCCTGATCGCGCCGGACGCGACGGTGCCGGGCATGCTTGCCCTCGTGCCGAGCCGCGCGCCGCCGCGCAAGCAGACCCGCACGTCACCCAAGGTCAAGAACTGGGATCTGGCCGACTGGCGCGAGAAGCTGATCCTGTCGACGAACAAGAAAGACGGCAAGCAGACGCCGCTGCGCTGCCCCGAGAATGCCACCGTGCCGCTCGAGTACGCCGAGGAGTGGAAAGGGCTGCTCGCGTGGGACGAGCTCCGGCAATGCATCACGACGGCGCGCCCGACGCCGTGGGGTGACCAGCCGCTCGAGTGGGCCGATCACCACGACACCGAGCTCGCCTGCTGGTACGACCGCGCCGGGCTGCACTTCGCCGGGCTGATCAGCGAGGCCGTCGACGTCGTCGCGCATCGCAACTCGTTCCACCCGGTGCGCGACTACCTCACCTCGCTGAAGTGGGACGGCGTCAAGCGGATCGATGACTGGCTGCTCAATTACTGCGGCACGGCGCGCACCGAATTCACGGTCTTCGTCGGCAAGGCGTGGCTGATCTCCGCGGTCGCGCGTGCGATCCATCCCGGCGCGCAGGTGAAGACCTGCCTGATCCTGTTCGGGAAGCAGGACTCAGGCAAGAGCGAAGCGTTCCGGATCCTCGGTGGACCGTGGTACGCCGTGCAGCACGGCAGCATGACCGGCGACAGCACGAGGGCCATCGAGCAGTGCTCGAAGGCTTGGATCATCGAGATGGCCGAGCTCGCGACGGTGCGCCGCGCCGAAGCCCTCGAAGGAATCAAGTCGTTCCTGTCGACCAACGATGACACGTACCGCCCGGCGTACGCGCGGCGCGTGCAAACAATTCCGCGCTGTTGCGTTTTCTGCGGCACGAGCAATCCCGACGAAGTGTTTTCCGACGTCACCGGCAACGTCCGGTTCTGGCCGGTGCCGGTGTGCGAGCAGATCGATCTGGAAGCACTGCGTCGCGACCGCGACCAACTGTGGGCCGAGGCCGTCGTGCGCTACCGCGCAGGCGAGAATTGGTGGACCGAGGACGACAAGCTTCGCGAGCTCGCCGCGCAGGCGACCGAGGCGTACATGGTCCGCGACGAGTGGACGAACGTGATCGGTGACTGGCTCCGCGATCCTGATCAGAGGCAGAAGAAAAACTTCCAGACCAGCGAGATCCTGTCGGGCGCGCTGAAGATCGAGGTCGGCAAGTACGGGCGCATGGAGCAGCTTCGCGTCGGCAACAGCATGCGCAAGCTGGGCTTTGAGTACGTAAAAATTTGGTACACCGCAGAAGAGTTGTCGGTGATGGCATCCGACACACCAAAAGGCCGAAAGGCGTGGAGACGAAAAACCGATGAAAAATCTGAATGACTTTGGCCTGTCGCGCGACGTCGAGAACGAGCTCAAGATCTACGGCAGGAACGGCGATCACGGCAACGGCATGTTCAACTTCATGTCGTGCGAAGACGGCAAGACACTGCGCGTGATCTGCAGCGATGGCGGCGGCTGGGACCACGTCAGCGTGTCGCGCGTCGACCGCGTGCCGACGTACCGCGAGATGGAGCAGGTCGCGAAGATCATCTTCCAGCCCGACGAGTACGCGGTGCAGTACCACGTCCCGGCGAGCGAGCATGTAAATTTCCACAAGTACTGTTTGCACTGGTGGCGACCGACGCGCGAGTTGCTGCCGCATCCGCCGACGATGATGGTCGGGCCGAAGTGAGCGAGCCGGATAATCGGATGCGCGTCGTGGTGGGATGGACACTGCTGTTTCTGTCGCTGATCGTGCTGACTTGCGTGTGGGATTGGTTGGCGCTGAGAGAGTGCTTGGATGCAGGGAATTCTTGGTTGTTCTGCGTCCGAGTCTTGGGGTGAAAGCCCCGGCGTTGCACCGGGGCATGGTTGTCATCCTGCTGGCAGGATGATGCGTTCGCGTATCACTTTGCGTGCAGGATGAGATCCTCGAGGATCTCCTTGGGCTTGGCGTCGGGCACGACGACACGCGCCCGGTCGACGAGCTCCTGCAGCTTCTCGGCGACGGGTGGGCGGGCCCAGAACTGCACGAACACCCAGCCCTCACCCCTGCGGCGCGAGCGCCACGAGGCAGCGTTTTCTGGGTTTCTGACTGAGTTGATATTGCTCATTCGACGTTCCTCGCAAGAAAGTAACCCAGCAGCAGCACGACGGCTGCGCCGACCACAGCCATCCACATGCCGACCTTCACGTCGGTCTGGCACGCGACCCACACGCAGACCGCGTACAGCGCGCCCACGACGAGAAGGAACGCGACGGCCTCCGGCATGCTGACCAGCGCACGCGAGCCCCGCCTGCGGCCCTCTGAGAGGTACCGGCCGCAGTAGTGGCAGTTGTCGAGGCTGGCGGTCGTGATCTGCGCGCCGCACTCGCAGCGGTCATTCGTTCGCACGTTCACAGTTCCTCCTCAGTGACTTCGCGCAGGCCGAACTGATCGACCTGCCCCTGCAGTTCCGACATCGGGTACTGGAACGCCCACACGGTCCCGCGCATGCGCGCCATCTCCATGCGTGCGCGGCCCCAGTCCGGATCCGGCACGACGATGTAGCAGGACGCGAGGCTGCGACCGTCGGCGGTCTTGTGGCCGAAGCCGAAGGTGAAGAACCAGCCATCCTCGCGGCTCACGATGGCACCTCGGGCCCGGCCAGCCACCGCTCGACTCTCTCCTTGCTGCCCCACGCTTGCGCAGGAGCCTCGTTGTAGAGCCACGAGACGATGTCGAACAGCATGCGCCGGTTGGTCATGTCGGCGCGCTCGCACGCGGCGCGCAGGTCGTTCTCCAACACGGCGGTCAGGAAGCCGCCGGTCGGCCGGTGATGCTCGAAGTACAGGCGCAGACCCTCTGTCAGATTCGCGTTGGGCACCTTGCTGAAGTCCATCATTGGATTCCCTCCAGCGTGATGCGCGCACGCGCGAGGATCTGGCGCACGTCGTCGGGGTTCTGGTGCTCGCCGACCAACAGGGCGTCGATCACGAATGCGAGCTCCCTGCACGTCGCGAGCAGGCGGTCGCGCTGGCCCTTGATGACCAGCGCCTTGCGGCCGAACTTTTCGATGCGGTCATTGAGCTCGAGGCGCACGCGCTCGAGGTCGGCGTCGGTGACGACAGGGTTTTCGTTTGTCTTCGTGTTCATTGCGGTCTCCGGTAGTGTTGAAGGATGGTGGAAGGGGGAAGCACGATCTTGCAGGCGAGTCGCTGCTCGCCCGCATCTTCGCGCAGGAAATTGCGATCGCGGAAAATCGTGTAGCGTTCGAGCGCGGATGGGATCCGCACCGTGTGCCACACGACACCGCGCACGTCGCCGTCGTCACGCCACGCGTGCCGCGGCTGCAACGCCGCGATGATGATGACGGCGACAACGATGGTTCCGAGCAGGGCGATCATGTGATCACCAGCCCGTCGGCGACGATGCCTTCGACGATGGCGTCAACGTAGCGCGGCTCGACGACCGTGCCGAGCCGACCCCACATCTGCCGATCCTCCGGCAGGTGATCGTCGACCCATGCTTGCGCGGCGGGCGTGACGGCGGTGAGGATGCAGATCGAACCGTGGTTCGCGAGCGTGAAGTCACTCACCGAAATCTCCCGTCTCGTGTCCGCCGCAATTCGACCAACGCTCGGTCGTGTTGCCCCACATCGACGTGCCGACGGTTGTCGTCCCGCCACTGAGGAGGAAACGCCCCGCGCAGAGCTCCTTGCGGTCGACGCACCAGATCCATTGCTCGCTGCCGGTCTCCTTCACCGCGGTGCGCATGGCCGCGCGTGCGGCCTTCTTCGCCTCGCTCGGCAGGTCGAACACACCCGCCTCGCGCTCGGTGCCGTGGAGGACGTGCTCGCGGGCCTCGTACTCCTCGCCCGGCCCGGCGTCGCACATGTGGTACGCGTACGCGTGCAGGAACGTCTCGCCCACCTGCTCACGCGTGAATCGTTCGCGCTTCATCCGACACCTCGCACGGCGTTCCAGTCCTTCAGGTTCGCCCAGTGCAGCGGCACGAGGTTGATGTGCCGCCCGGTGATCACGAGCCCGTTCGGGATCGCGTTGGCGACGTAGTGCATCTGCTTGAGGTACGTGCGCGGTGCGGTGCGCTCCTCCTGCGGTGCGTCGGCCAGCGGCACGTAGTGCGGTGCAGCCAAGCCCTCGGTCGCCACGAGCGCGAGCCCGTCGTGCGGGCTCCGATCGTAGGTGTACAGCTTTGTATACATTGTGGCTCTGTTCACTTTGGTCTCCGGTTGGTTGTGGTCGAGCTTGCCTTCTTCCTTCGCGATGTCGCGGCCCGCGCGATACCACGCGTAGCCGATCATCTGCCGGGCCTGACGGCTGGCAAAGCCGTTGATGCCCTTGGTGACGAAGTCGTAGCCGTTCCAGAACGCGATGGCGAACGAACTGCCGTAGCTCCCGCGCTCGCGACGCTTGCCCTTCACGAACAGGCTCGGGTGCCGCACGTCGTACGCGCGGCGTGCCGCCGTGTACTGGCCCTGCATGTACGGGTCTTTGAATGGATTGGTAGTCATCAGTAGATCGCCCACGGGTGGCCGTCCTCGAACGCTTCGAGCGCGCGATCGCGCACGCCGACCTCGACGTCAGGCACGTCGCTCGGCGCGAGGATGTTGAGATGGAACGGACCCTCGGCATCCTCGGCCATGCGGTCGAACGCGTGCGCGTACGCGCGCGTGGTCGCCGGGTACGCCACGAGGCTGGTCGACTCCGCGCAGTCGCAGTCACGCGACCAGCTTTCGATCAGCACGACGCGACGGCCGACGTTCTGGTTCCCTTCGATCGGGTTCCAGCAGAAGATGCCCATGCGGCGCGCGCGATCGGCACCGATGGCATTCTCGCGGATGTTGCGGCGCAGGTTGCGCGCGTTCGCACGCTCACGCTGGCGGCAGGTGCGCTCGAACAGATCCTTGCCTGCGGCGGCGATCTCGTCGACGTTCGCCTCGGTGGCGAGGCCCGCGGCCTTGTACGCGCGCCACGCGATCAGCACGCAGTGGCTGGTCTCGACGTAGTCGGTGGGGATGGGAAGATCGATTTGGAATTTCATGGTGGTCTCCAGTTGTGGGATTTGTATACAATGCAGCAACGCTGCCGAGTGCGGTCTCTGACACCGCACCGAGCAAAGCTACCTACCAGCGCCCGCCGTTCTCCATGAACATGATCTGGCGCTCCATGCTGCGCTCGCGCGAGTCGTCCATCTCGCGCTGCTCGATCACCTTCCAGAGCAGCGCCTTGCGTCCCTTCAGCCGCGGCTCGTCGACGACCGCCACGACGCGCTGGCCGTGGCACACGCTGCAGGAGACGTCGTAGTCGCCGCGGAAGTACGCCTCCTCGAAGTCCGGATCCTCGCGGAACTCCTCGGGGCTGATGCCGTTGCCATCGATGGCCGGGTTGGTGTGCGTGCCCTTGCCATCGCAGCGATCGCACACCTCGTAGCGCGCCGGGAACACGACCTCGAACTCGCGGTCGCTGTGGCGGCTGTAGTGCGTCTTGGTGACGGTGACGGCGCTCACGGCTGCACCTCGTTTGCCTTGAACGTGAGGCCGACGCCGCGCTTGCGCACGACCTTGCCGTGCGTCCAGTCGCCGAGCAGGCCGTAGACGTGGCCGACCTCGTCGACGCGTGCGGTCGGGCTGCAGTCGCCCTTGATCACTTTGTCGCCCGCCTCAAGGAAGCGCGCGTTCTTGATCGCCTCCTCGGCGGTCGCGCCGCGGCCCCAGTACCCGCGGCCCGTGACCAGCACGGCCATGACGGTGATCGCGCCGCCGGTGGGCTCATCGATGCAGCGCACGGCGGTGCCGTCGACCAAGATCGTGGAGCGGATGCGGTCGAGCTTCACGCGCACCTTCTCGGTGGTGCCGTTGAGCGCGAGCACGGTGCCGAACCGCGCGCCGCGCATCCAGAAGTCGGTGCCGGGGTGCATCTCGACGCGGGAGTGAAGCTTGATGGTCTCGCCATCGAAGCCGGTGATGGTATTGAAGTTGTCTTTCATGGTGTTCTCCAGTTGTGGTTTTGTATACAATGTCGGGTCGTTAGCCCGCCGCTGCCGCCTCGCGTGAGCGTGGCGACAGGGGCAGTCGATTACTTCCGCTCGAACTGCTTGGTGCGCTCCAGCAGAGCGCGTGCGTTCTTGACGTCGTCCTCGGCCTTGGCGAAGCTCGCGCGATCCTCGTCGAGCTCGTGGACGTCGTCCGCGTGCTCCTCAAGGCCCACGTCCGCGACCGGCAGCACCTCGGCCAGCGCCTCGCGCAACTGGGCGATGATGTCGGCGCGCATGTTCGACTGGCTGCGCGTCAGCGCCAGCGCCTGCTCGAAGTGGTCCCACGGCTTGGCCGTGCCATCCTCGGGCGGGCAGTCGAACAGGCCCATGCTGCGCAGGGTGATGCGGGCGAACGCCACGTCGCTCGTGAGGTTCGGGCTCTGTGCGATCACGAGCAGCGTGGCGAGAAGCTCCGGCGCTGCGTGCGCGATGCGCAGTTCCATCGCGATCGCCTGCGAGGTCGGGCTCTTCTCATCGATGATGAGCTCGAGCGGTTGCGGCTTTGCGCCGATGTCGATCATCTGAAAGAAGCGGGGGGTGTTGATGCTCATTGAATTTTCTCCAGTTGTGGTTTTGTATACATTGGGTGGCAGCGGGATCATTGGACTGCGGTGTCCTGCGCGCGCGCCGCGGCAATGATCTCGTTGTGCCGGATGTCGGCGACCTCGGCGTCGAGCTTGTCGAGGGCGTCGACAAGGGTGTTGCCCGAGGCGGCGATCGCCTCGCGCTGGCGGAAGACGAGCAGCGCCCAGAAGTGTTTGTCGCTCGTGGTGAACGGCTCGACGATTACGCGTGCGCCGTCGGCGCGGTTGGCAAACAGGAAAGCGGTGATGTTGTCGTGCATGTGGGTCTCCGGTTGGTTTAGCGGTGGCTGACGTCGACGACAGCGCCGGTGTCGAACAGCGCGACGATGGCCTCGGCGTCCTTCAGGCTCGCCGTGTCGAACTGGTACGTCGTGCCGTAGTTGCGGATGCACACGTCGTAGACGATGGAGCCATCGGTCAGCGTCTTCGCGACGATGCGCGGCTTCATTGCGTCGGCGTCGACGGCGGTCGGTTGCGGCCACGGCTTGGTGCGGATCTGGATCGTGTCGTTCATGGTGGTCTCCAAAAAGGGAAGTTGTATACAATGTTGCAGCGGTGCTGCCTGCAGCCGCCTCGAACAGAGGCGACTGAGGGCATCATCACTCAGCCGGTGCGTCGGCGGGAGGAGCCGAGGAGGAAACCTCGAACCTGCGCCACGACTGCGTGCCTGACCAGCCGCGGAAGCCGTCCGGCTCGCGCACCCAGTACACGCGACCGCGGTCGGTGTAGCGCGCTCTGGCGTCCTTCCCAGA